GGCAGCAATCGTCTCCCCGCCGCCTGTTCCCCGCCTTCAGCCTTCGGAGAGTCGGCAGGTTTGGCAGGGTTAGTATCAGCCGCCGTGCCGTTATTCAATTTGGCAACAGCCGCCGCAACGGCAGCATCAATAAGCGCCTGAATTTCAGTTTTCGTCGGTCTGACATTTCCCTCGGCAGTACCTTGGGTAGTCGTAGTATTCCGGAAAACATGATCGGTAAATACCCCTGTTCGCTGATCCCATGTTTTATTGTTGTCGTGACAACAATCGGTATGCGTACCCGTTTGATAGAATCCTTGACTTGCTATACCGCTACGATGAACATAGGCGTAATCCGAGATATAAGGCTTCGCAGGCTTATCCCCCTTGGTATAAGGCGTCACATCCAAACGGTTGTCCCGAACGGTACAACCAGTCAGATTGCCCGTTAAAAACTGGCGGGCATAGTTGCCGTCGGGGCCATTTCGAGCGGTGTTGTTCGTAAAATAGCTGCCATCAATTGTGCCGTATCTACTTTCTGCACCTATCAAGTAAGCATAGGTCGAATCATTTACGAAACCTTCAAATACCGCACCGCTACCGCTTCCGGCTGGATCGACGGCTTCGATTCTCAGGCTTTTCGCATCGGAATATTTCGTTCCGCTGGCGGTAATGCGAATACCCGTAATCACACCATTTTCGACCGTACAGGTTGCCGCCGCGCCGCGCGCACCTTCTCCACCGCCTGTAATCACAATTTTGGTATCCGCACTGTATCCGGTTCCGCCATTTTTAATAGCAATATTGCTCAAATAGCGGAGGCCAAACGCCTCACCAAACGGCAGGGCAAAAGTACAGGAATTGTCTGAAATCGTGAATCGGTTGTGACCGAAATTACAAGGTACGCCGCGCGGCGCGTAAATGCGGTTGTTTTGGACAGTGATATTGGCACGCAGCCACCACAAATCCTTATCTTTTCGGGCTTTTACCCCCGTTGCACCATTAATCAGGAAAATTCCATTCATGCCGCTGATAAACTCATTGTCTTTGATGACAATATTGGATTCCTGATATTTAAAGCTGCTATTGTCTGCGCGGCCGCCCTTAGTGGTGTCTTGCGCGAAGGTTTCCTCGATGACGACACCCGTACCGTAGTAGAGGCATGAGCCGCTGTTGCCGATAATTTGAATATTGTTACCAGTATGTGCATCAGCAACTTTACGCGCAGCGAAACCGAAATGGTTGTTGATGAAGCGGATACCAATTTGCGGCAGGTATCGGCTTGTCCACAACCAATAGCCCGGGTCAACGGTAACTTGACTGTTGTCGCGGGAATGCTCGACCGAAGCATCCGGATGTCCGACACGGCCTTGCAGACAGTTCATACCCTCGACAGTAATGCCGACACCACGGACAACGCCAATGCCGCCGATATAGTTGTCAGACATGAAGACGCCGTAAACCTTGCAGTCGTAGCAAACCATTTTCTCGCGGATGGCGGTATCAATATCACCGCCGCTAACGTCACGACAATCTCGGGTAGAATAAAGACCAAACTGTATTGCACTACCGGTCATCCCGCGAACATCAAAATCCCAGACGACCAAGTGGTAAACATCATAAATCAACCAGCCATTTGCCGAAGACCCGCGCTGACCACCGCTCCATTTACCCCACGTCTCAGAAACAGTGCCGTCTTCCTGCGGGAACTCATTTTTCGTGCCGTCAGCGTTCCAATAACCGCCAACGCCCAAATCCACTTTTTTTGACTGTTTACGTTCGTACTCTTTGATTTGCGCTCGTGTCAAATCATCAGGTTTTTTGACATCTTGTACCTGAGCAGCATTGTTACGGTAACGGGCGAGGTCATGCAAAAGACGAGTGGTATTAAAACCTAAGTCATACAACCCCTTATCCGCATATCCATAGCCAATGTGCGGATTCTCGGGCGTCCAGCCATCAATCGGCGCAAACACCCCTTGCCGCCCGCCGACATAGCCTTTTTCCATCCAACGGCGGGTACGGATAACACCGCCATGCATAATAACGTTACCTTCGCCGCCGTCCATTTCGAACACGTTGACGCCAAAGGATTCGGCAATAAACATGACACCGCGGAAATCGAAGAAACAATTAGACTTATTGCGGATGTAGATACACGGCTGCGCGCCGTCAATAGTCAGGGTCATCCCCCCGACCGTGACTTTTCTACCGTCCGCACCAAAAACATCAGGCTTATAACCCACGTTTTTATCCACGCTGAAAACCGAACCCTGACGAGCGGTAATATATGAACCATTGGGGATACGTTCGATGTATTCGGTAACGGCGCGGCTGATTACAGCAGCTTCGGCAGGAGTCTGTTTGTTCGTTTTGAAGAATCCCGACAAGACTTTTACGCGCAATTCTTCAGTCAGCGCATCTTCGAGATAGTACACGCCACGCTCAATTGCCAGCTTCATGCCTGTTTCGTGCTTGGCTTGCAATGCCGCCACTTTGGCAGCAGTCTCAACTTCGGAAAGCGCACCGTTTACAGCGGTTGCGATTTTGGCAGGAGCGGCCATTTCTTTCGCCTCAGCCGCCTTCTCCTTTGCCCTCTTCGTATTTTTGGCAATCGCCGATAACGCCTTTTCCAAATTATTCAATTCTTTAGCCATTTTTAACTACCTAAATCCTTCAAAATATCTGCCAGTGCCTCATCACTAACCCCGCTATTGTCCGTTGCTGCCGCGTTGTTACCCGTGCCGCCCGTTGCCGGTTGTGTTGGGGCAGGAGTGGGCATTGCCGCCGCGTTGTTACCAGTGCCACCTGTTTCCGGTTGTGTTGGGACAGGAGTGGGCGTTGCGGCGGCGTTGTTACCAGTGCCGCCAGTTGCCGGTTGCGTTGGTGAGGGTTGTGTAGGTTGAGTGGGTTGTTTTGCACTACCGATGTTTTCTTTAACAACCGTTTCGACGATTTTTCTGATTTCTTCGGCTGTCAGCATTTTTGGTGTCTCGACTGACGGAGTGGGTGATGCCATAACCACTAAACCCTGCTCCATGATGCTGACGCGTACCGGCTCAGTAGCCTCACCGATAAATCCGCTGACGTTTGAGATTGACGGCGCGATATATACGTCGCCTTTTAGGACGGTTGAGACGATACCGCCAAAAATGGCACGGAGATCGTATTGTCCGTTTGCCCATGCGACATTTTGAGTCAGGGCGGCAGGAAATGTAATAATGATTTCGCGCCCGCTGACACTAACCTGCGGCCTCAACTCTTCACCCGTCTGACCACGAACCGTCATTGCCCATTGAGCTTCACGCGGCTCAAATGGGAGTCCGCCGCCGTCAAAACCGACGCGAAAAACTCGGGTATCACCACGGTACAGGGTCAAATTTTTGGTTTGGATGCTCATTTTTATGCCTTAAAAGTCAAATTCGATTTTGATGGCTTCGATTTCTTCGATTGTGTTGGCGGCGGCGATTTTTTCAGCTAATGCCTGACGGCGTCCGGCAACTTCTGCGCTCAATTCCTGATACTCTTTTGCTTTACGCAGAACAGCAGCTTTTAGGTCGTCTGAACCGATTCCACGAGCGGCGGCGATGCGATCGATTACTGGCGTCGGTGCAGACGGATTTTTTTCCCACTCACGGGCTTCGGCAGCTTGGTCTACCCAGCTCTGCACTTCAAAGGCGGGCAGGTCGTCCATGCCGCTTTGTTCATTGACAATTGCTTGTGCTTGTTGGTTGAGGCGAGACAATGCGATGGATTTGGCGGTGGCGAGTTTGGTCTCTTCTGCTTCGGCTTTCTTGGCTTGGTTCTCAATCCATTTTTTGCCGTCCCATTCGCAGTATTCGTTCGCGGGTTCAAGCAGGGTTAAGTCGTTGGTAAGTCTGCCCACTTTGTCGATGATGACGGCAACGCCGTCTACTTTACGGTACGCTGCCTTGCCTCGATGGTCTTCGATGATGTCCCAGTCTGAGCCATTCCATCGGGCGACATATCCGGCTGAAATTTTTGGCGGCGTGGTGTCAATACAGCCGGCGGGAATCAGGTAACTACCGTCGCGGGCATAGATGTCCAATTCGGCATTAATCTGACCGATATAAATATTGTCTGTGTCAAGCTGACAGACGGGTTTAGTCCATTCGATGTTTTGGCTCATTTCTTTTTCCTTTTCCATAAGGTCGTCTGAACTACGTTTCGGTTTTTCAGACGACCTTTTCAAATTAAATCTTGATGATGTATTTCATAGCCACGTTCATCGGGCGTGTTTCCACACCGCCTGCGGCGTCGGGCGTTCCTTCTGTTCCGCTGTGAA